GAAAGGTGGTCTCCCTAACAAAACTCTTAACATCGCTCTTGCTGGTACGGGTGTCGGGAAATCTCTATTCATGTGCCATGTGGCTAGCTCCGTCTTGCTCCAAGGACGGAACGTTCTGTACATTACGCTGGAAATGGCAGAAGAACGCATTGCTGAAAGAATTGACGCAAACCTCTTGAATGTTCCCATTCAAGATATTGTAGATCTTCCAAAGCAAATGTTTGAAAACAAGGTAACAAACCTTGCAAAGAAAACACAAGGGACTCTGATTATTAAAGAGTATCCAACTGCTTCTGCACATGCTGGACACTTCAAGTCCCTCCTAAATGAACTTGCACTTAAGAAATCGTTCAAACCTGATATTATCTTTATTGATTATCTGAACATCTGTTCATCTTCAAGGTATAAGGGTAATAGTAATATCAACTCTTATACCTTTGTAAAAGCAATTGCAGAAGAACTCCGTGGTCTTGCTGTAGAGTTTAATGTTCCTATTGTAAGTGCTACTCAGACTACTCGTTCTGGTTATGGTTCTTCTGATGTGGAACTAACAGATACTTCTGAGTCTTTCGGTCTCCCTGCAACTGCTGACTTGATGTTTGCGTTAATTTCTACAGAAGAACTTGAAGGTCTTGGTCAAATTCTTGTGAAACAACTTAAGAATCGTTATAATGATCCAACAATTCATAAGCGTTTTGTTGTTGGTATTGATCGTGCCAAGATGAGACTTTATGATTGTGAACAATCTGCCCAGCAAGATATTCTTGACAACGGAAAGGATGAAGAGTATGATTATGAAGAAAAGAAACCTAAAAAATCATTCGAAGGATTTAAATTCTAATATGACTATTGATCTTAATAAGTATGTTGAGTTTGTTAATATGACAACCTCAAATCCAAGTAAAGACCACACCTCTTTCATCAACAGTCTCATGGAACTACGGGAACAAGAGTTTCCCACCGAACGATTGCTTACTGCTGCTGTAGGAATGTCTGCTGAAGCAGGTGAGTTTACTGAGATTGTGAAGAAAATTGTCTTCCAAGGTAAACCTGTAAATCAAGAGAACTTGTTTCACCTCAAGCGTGAACTTGGAGATATTATGTGGTATGTTTCTCAAGCGTGTATTGGACTTGATATTTCTCTTGAAGAAGTCATTCAAATGAACTTTGAGAAACTGAGTGCTCGTTATCCTGAAGGTGCTTTCAGTATTGAGCGTTCTGAAAATCGTGTGGAGGGAGATCTATGAGTAAAGAAAAACAAGTAACAATTAAAATGGATGCCCGTGCTGCAGCAGCAGTTCGTCAAGTTTTGTTTGATGCACAAAAAGGATACACGTATAATCAAACAAGTGTTCCTCCTCGTGTAATTGATATTCGCAATGTGATTCAACAACTTGATGACAATATTGGTGCTGTCATTGGTGTTTGATTTAAACCTCCTTCGGGAGGTTTTTTAATAAATACATAAAAAGATTAAATTCAATGAAGACCTTTTTAGAGTTTATTTCTGAAGCAGAAGTTGCTTGGCATACTGGCACTCTTAAAGGTAGTAAGAAAAGTCCTTCATCTACCGCTAGTCAAAAAGTATCTCAACTTGGGAGAAAGATGAGTGACGCAAGAACTACTCCTCAACAGATGGCATCAATTGCCCAAAGAGTAAAAAGAATGAAATCTGCTATTGTAGGTTCTGGAGAAGTTGCTAAAGTTTCTGATCCTCGTCCAGAAAGTAAAGATACTGGAAGAACTAATACTAAAGTTAGAGGGTATGCATCAAAACCAAGAGATGTTGTAAGTAGAGTTGGAACTACTTCTAATGTCCAAAGAACAGATCTTCCCGCAGAACCAGATGTAGTTACACAGAATAGATATGCTAAAAAGGGAACTGCTGGAGGTAGAGGAACTAATATTTCTAGGACTGGAAAAACATATGGTACAAAGGGATAATATTATAAATATCCATAGAACAATATAAGTAAAAACAAAATGGATTCCAGAGACTTTAGAGGTTTGTTTGAGGCATATAGTGCCGTTTATAATGAAGAACTGAGAACTGAATTAGAAGTAGCATCACTTCATGAAGATCTCTCATTTATTGATGATTTAAGTGATACAGAACTTGATCAAATTATGGAAGATCTTTTTGTATCTGGAGAGATTGATGTCAATGAGTGTTTTGATTCTTTAGATTATGTTTTAACCGAAGCAAGAGTTACTTCTTCTGATGACAGACCATCTGGTTCTGCAAAAGTTACTACAAGTGCAGAAAGACCAAGTAGAGTAGCAAAAACTGCGGAAAGACAAAGACAGGTAAGAGTTGGTAGAATTGCTCAAGCGGCTCAACGTGCTGGAGAAAAAACTGCTAGAGGTGCTTATAAAGTAGGTGGAGCAATCTCTGGAAGTGCTGAAAAGACTAGAGGTAAACTTGCTTCGGCAGCTTCAAAGATTAAAGGATTTTTAGGTAAAGTTGGTGCAGCTGCAAAGGCAGGAGCATCAGCTGCCAAGAAAGAATTTAGTGGAGAAGCAGGAAAAGAGGCAAAAGCAAGAACAACTGGTCGTCAGATGAGAAGAGTTGCAAGACGCCAGGCATCTGCTCAAAGAAGTAAGGATACTTCTGAATTTGAAAGAAAATCTAGCGGGAAACCTTCTGATCCTTGGTCAGGAAGTGCAACCAAACCATCTTCAAGACCATCGGTAACTACAAAAACAACCAAAGCAATTTCTGGATCTTCTTCAAGAGCAGCACTTCCTCCAGCAAAGGAGTCTGATAGAAGGGCAGCCGCAAAAGCAAAACTACAAAAGGCATCTGCTGGTTCAACTGCTAAAGGAATCAGATTTGCTGGAGAAAGAGTTGGTCAGTTAGCACCACAAAGAGCACATACTGGTAAACAAAGTGCATTAGAAAAGTTTAGAAAGAAAGCAGGTATTGGTGAAAATGTCTTTAATCAGATTCTAAACGCAATCTTTGAAGAAATGATTCATGAGGGTTATGTTGATTCTTATGAAAATGCACTCTATGTTCTTGAATCATTATCAGAATCTGATGTTCAAGATGTTGTTGAGTCTTATCTAGTTGAAGAAACCGAAACCGTTGATCTTTATGATGTTGTTCTTGAGTATCTTCTTGATGAAGGATTTGCTGAAACTGAAGAGGCAGCAACTGTTATTATGGCAAACATGAGTGAAGAGTGGAGACAAGAAATTCTTGAAAATATCTGATAAATAACCACCGAAGGTTGCTCTAACCCGCTTGACTTATTGTTGAGCGGGTTTTATAATACCTTGATCGGGGCTATAACTCAGTTGGTAGAGTGCAACCTTTGCACGGTTGAAGTCAGGAGTTCGAGTCTCCTTAGCTCCATAAATACAAAAGATTGAAGAAAAATAAATATAAGTATACAAAAACACAATATGAAGCGTTTTTTCCAATTTTTATCTGAAGCAAGAGAATCGCAAGCATCAATGCAGGCGAAAAAACTTGGTCTGGTTGGTGACGGCCACGGTGGTTGGTTGGATCGTAGTGGAAAACAAGTAGCAAGAACTGAAGGTGGAAAACTAAAATTTCTTGATGGAAGGCAAGCAGGTTCTTCAGAAGAAAAAGGAGAAAAAAAAGCAACTGCTCCTACACCAACGTTACAACAAAAATCAGCAGCTGCTCCAGTACCACAAGCACTTCCATCAGAAGCACCACCTGAAGAAGGACAACCAGAGCAAAAACCAACGCTTACGATTGTGTTTGGAAGATTTAATCCACCTACAGTTGGTCACGATAAAACATTTAATACTGCTAAAAAGGTATCCGTTGGTGGTGATTTAAAAATTTATCCTTCAAGATCTCAAGATCCAAAGAAAAATCCATTGAGTCCTGAAGTTAAAATTCAATATATGAGAATGATGTTCCCAGATTATTCTGATAACATCATTGATGATCCTGAAATGAAGACTATTTTTAATGTATTAGTGACAGCTGCCGAAGAAGGTTATGGTAACGTAAATATTGTTTGTGGTTCAGATCGCCAAGCAGAGTTTGAAAATCTTGCACAAAAATATAATGGAGACCTTTATAATTTTGACTTAATTCGTGTAATTTCTGCTGGTGTCCGTGATGCTGATGCTGAAGGTGTGATGGGAATGTCTGCTTCTAAAATGAGAAAAGCAGTTCTTGATGATGACTTTGCAACATTTAGAAGAGGTACTCCAAAGACTCTTAATGATGCAGAAACTCAAGCATTATTTGATCAAGTTCGTCAGGGTATGAAAGTTAAGAAATCTCAAGTTAAAAAAGAAAGTTATAATCTATGGGAAGTTGCACCAAAACACGATATAAAAAATCTTCGTGAAAATTATATAAAAGGGAAAATTTTTAAGATCAGTGATAAAGTTCAAAATTTAAATACTGGATTGATTGGTGAAGTAATGCGTAGAGGAACTAATTATTTAATTTGCGTGACTGAAGAAGGTTATATGTTCAAATCTTGGATTAAAGATTTGATGGAATATACAGAAGTAAAGATGGATAGTATGTATAGGTTGCCAGGAAAACCAAATACACTTGCTGGAACAACTGGGTATTTAAAGTATGCACTTAAACAAACTCCTGGAGCATCGTTAGGAAAAGAAAATCTTCAAGCAGGTGGAATTTCATTTTTAGACAAATTTATAAATAAGTATAAGAAAGAAAAAGTACGTACTTATTAAGATGTCTACTAATCCTCTGAATGATATTTCCAGACTGTATCTGAATCAAATTGCAGTTTCTGAAACAAAAGAAAAACCAACACGTTGGTGGGATAATGATGGTGATGATATTGGATATGAAAAGGGAGAGGTTTCTAGTAAATTCAAGAGAAAGAAAAAGAAAGTAGATGAAGCAAAGTCAAATGATGGTAATCTAGCAAACAACTATCCTCCATACGATAAAGTAACCAGAGGTGATGTAATTTCTGGCGCTTTAGGAAAAGATCAGATGGGTGGTAAAAAGAAAAAAGTAAATAAAGAAGGTTTTTCAAATTGGAGAGAAGATCTTATTGAGGTAGTTGATAAGATTAAAAAGAATAAAGATGAAGAAAAGATTACTGAAAAGACAGTAAAGAATAAAATTAAAATCAATCCTAATATTGGTGAAGCAGTAGAAAGTCTTGGTGGTACTCTTCTTGAAATGAATGAGATTGAAGACTTTGAAGGAGTTCTTGATGAATTATCTGAATCCGAAATCTTTTTACTTTCTGATCAATTAATTGAAGAAGTAGTAGAAGAATTTTTTTATGAGTGTCTTGAGGAAGGATATGATCTTGGAGAAGTAGAAAATACTCTTCTAGAGTCACTGGAGATTTCATCTGCATTATTAAATGAAGCAAAAGTAACTTATGGTCATGATACTGATGTTAAGAGTAATAGATTAGAAAAGGTAAAGACTGCTGTTAAAAACACAGGTAAAAAACTTGTTCGTGGTGCTGGATATGTTGCAGGACTTGCAGTAAGAGGTGCTAAAGCAGTAGGTAGAGAATTGAGTGTTGGATATAAGAGAGGAAAAGGCGGTGCTTCTGGTTCTTCATCATCTTCTGAACCTTCAAGATCTTCCACAAGTTCCTCTAGTTCTTCCAGTGGATCTTCAAAACCAGGTTTACTCAGAAGAATCGGATCTGCACTTAAGAGTGGATTGAAGAAAGTAGTTGCAAAAGGGGCAAGAAAAGTTGCAAGAGGAGCAATTGGAGTTGCTCGCAGAATGGAAAAAGAAAAACCAAGTGCAGTGCATTCAAAGACAGGAGTAAGGTCTGCAAGTCCACGTAGTGGTATTGGTGGTGGTAAAAGAGTAGAAGTTGCTGGTGAACCTAAAAAAGAAGAACCGGTTAAGAAAGTATCTGTAAAAGATGTAACTAAAAAGAAAGCAGAAAAATCTGCTGATCCTTGGGAAGGAACTGCAACTACGCCTCCAAAAGCAAAGTCTCAACCAAAAGCAAAAGCAAAGACTACTAAAGTGAGTAGTGGAACTGCTTCAACAACTCCAAAAAGAAAAAGAAAGTCAAAGTTAGATGATCTTCTTGCATCAGTGCGTAATGAGAATATTCATTTTGGTGAACAAAGTTTTGATATTAACGCTGCAGGGCATAGACAACAGCAAAGAATTGAAAAAGCAACTAAATTGCAACAAGCAACTAAAGGTGCTGAATCGAGTGCTGCTGGTTCGGCTGTAAAGAGACTTGGTGGTTCTGGAATTAGTCTTCCACTTGCAAATTCCTATGAACCAAGCGGAAGACAACTTCAAGAAAAACCTGGTGATGGATATCTTGGACCTACCCCAATTCCAAATCCAATTCGTTTAGCAAAAGACACTGTTGATGCAACGAATAGGGCAAGTCAAAGAAAGGTTGATGCTATTAATAGTGTTCTTCCAGGTAGCGCATCGATGCCAAAAAATGTCACTTACTTTAATAAAGGTCCAAGTGCAGCATCTCAAAAATACCTTGGATTAAAAAATTCTTATGAACCAGAAGGAAATCAAATTGATGAAAAGACTTTAACTGCTGCTGAGACTAAAGAAAAAGAAAGAATTGTTAAGTCAATGAAAGACAAAGCAGCAGACTTTGAGAAGAGATATCCTGGTCGCGGTAAAGAAGTGATGTTTGCAACTGCTACTAAAATAGCAAAGAAAATTGCTAAATAGGATAGGATATTTTAGGAGGTCATTATGTCCGCTTTAGTAGCATGGTGTCTCGCCAACCAAGCACTTATTGCAACTGTATTGTTTGCAGTTTCAGAAGCACTTGGAGCAAACCCAAAAGTCAAGTCAAATGGTATTCTTTCGCTAATTCTTATTCAAGCTCAGGCAGCATTGAAAAAGAAAGGAGCAACTGATTTAACTCCTTGATAAGATTTTAAAACTTTAATGGAGACCTTATAATGAGGTCTCTATTTTTTATAAATAATTTTTAGCAAATAACTTTTACGGAAAAGAACATGGCACTCTGGGGAAATAATGACAACAAAGGTTCTGGAGGCACAGTAACTTTAAATTACACCACTCTTGAAGTGGTTGGTTCTGGCACAACTTTTGGACAAGTTGGAGCCGCAGCGACTGGAGATGTGATTAGATTCGGTACTCGCGGTGGTGGTGGAACTTATTTTGGAGACGCTGTAATCGTTGGCATTGCTAGCACTACTTCTCTTTCAATTGCTTCAACCGCTGGTTTAAGTGGTGCTGCTATTGCTGCAACAAACTTCTATATTAGCGAACTTCCAAAATATACCACTCTTGATAGCACTTTTAGTGAAGCATCATATGGTGTAACTGATAAGCAAGTTTATGGAATTTCCACAAACGGTGTTCCTGCTGCTTATAGTGGATTTACTCATCAAGGTTGGGTAGGAGTAACCACTTACGTTGATTGTCAAGGCAATTTTAGAGTTAAGAGTGAAGTTCTAGTTGCAATGTCTGGCATTACCACTGGCAATGATGGAATTCTTTATCCAACTGCACAGTGATTGATTTATGATATTTAATGAATTGAATGAGGACAATTTCCTTTTATTTGCTATTAAAAATTATGAGAATCCTCAAGCAGTTACGAAAGAAGACTTTGAGAAGGATTTAAATCATTTTAAGTATATAAAAAGATTATTGAAGAGATATAAAAGAGAAGGTGAATTAAAAACCCATCTTCTCTTAAATCACTTTATTATTCTTTATAATATTTTCGGTGAAGCAACAACTCCAATGTTATTTTTCAAAATAGAAAAAGAACTTTGGTCTTCCTTAAAATCTTTTATTATTTTTTTGAATAGACTTCCTGAATATCCAAAGTCTGGCATTCACGATATTCAAGTCGATATAAACTGCCTCTCTGAACTTTATAAAATCTACAATGGAAAAGAAGAAACTGGATCGGATAATTGAAATAATCAGAGAGCAGATGGTTACTGCTTCAACTTCTGGTGCCCCTGGGTTTAGTGCATCTGCCAACCCCAAAGGTCCAACTGCTGGTTTTGATCCTGTGATGGGTTTAACAAGAAGAAAGAAATATGCATCTTTAGGAGTGGGATCCCGCAAACGCTGGATGAAAAACAAACCATCGCAGTAAACCAATGTTTGGACAAGACTCAAAGATTAAGGTTGCAGTTCTTGAAGAAAGAGTAAAAATTCATGAGGAAATGGTTGAGCGTGTGGATGCTGCCATTCAAACTTTAAGTGAGACTAACCAGAATATTTGCAAAATGCTTGCAGTTCATGATGAAAGAATTATTAACTGTGTTCGAAGTGACGAAGACATCAATGAAAAGATGGGTAAGTTAGAAGTTAAAGTTGATGAACTTTCTAGATTTAAATGGATGGCAGCAGGTGTAGTAGCACTTGCTTTATTATTTGTTCCAGTTGTAACAGATTTTATAACTTCTTCTGCAAATTCGTTATTAGAACAAGTAAGAAATAAATAATTGAGTGTTGGCACAAGATGCCAGTGAAAACAAAAAATAAGACAACGATTTATTCACTTCAAAAAATCACAAATTCGGTTATAAAATGGACAGGACTTATAACCGTTTTGTGCCTTGACAAAACAAGGTAGTCTGATAGAATAAGTTCAAACTTTAAAGATTAGTTATGGATTTTGTTGATGTGAAGTACATCAATTTGATATCTACGCGATTTCAAAAATTTAAAAGAGTAAAACATAATCTTTATAATTTTCGTTGCCCAATTTGTGGCGATTCTCAAAAAAATAAAAGTAAAGCAAGAGGGTATCTTTATCAGGTAAAAAATAATACAAATTTTAAGTGCCATAACTGTGGTGTTAATGTATCATTTAATAATTTTTTAAAACAAATTGATACGAATATTCATAAGCAATATACATTTGAAAAGTTTAAAGAAGGTCATACTGGAAAAAACTTTACTGTAGATGAACCAGTATTTAAATTTGAGGCACCTAAGTTTAAAGCAAAATTGGATTTGGCAAAAGCATCGGCAAGTCCTGATGCAAAAAAGTATCTGGAAAGTAGAAAATTAAATCCAGATAACTATTATTACACCGAAAAATTTAAGGAGTGGACTAACTCTCTTCGACAAACATTCGACAACGCGGACAAAGATGAACCAAGGATTATTATTCCTTTATTCTATCAAAATAATCTAGTCGGATTTCAGGGAAGAGCACTTGGTCCAAGTAAGGTTAAATACATTACTATAATGCTTGACGATGATGCCCCAAAAATTTATGGACTCGATGAAATACAAAAAGGCAAAACTATCTACGTTACCGAAGGTCCATTCGATTCCACTTTCATTCCAAACGCGATTGCTCTTTGCGGAGCTGACGGTGATCTTAGTAAGTGGGATATTAACAATCCTGTTTGGATATACGATAACGAACCACGTAATTCAGAAATCGTATCAAGAATCTCCCGTGTTATTGCAAATGGACAAAAAGTTGTCATCTGGCCTTCAACAATAAAAGAGAAGGATATTAACGATATGGTTTTATCTGGACTAGATGTTCAGTCTGTGATAGAATTAAATACTTATTCTGGATTAGAAGCAAAACTTAAATTCACAACCTGGAAGAAAATATGAGCAACGGTACAAAAGTTAAAAAGCGTGATGGTCGAATTGAATCTCTTGACCTTGATAAAATGCACTTGATGGTTGAAGAGGCATGTAAGGGTCTCGCAGGTGTATCGGCAAGTCAAGTTGAAATGACATCTGGTATTCAATTCTATGATGGAATTACAACTGGAGAAATTCAAGAAATTTTGATTCGTTCTGCTAGTGATTTGATTGATTTAGAACATCCAAATTATCAATATGTTGCTGCTCGTTTACTTCTTTTTGCAGTTCGTAAGCAACTTTATGGTAAGATGAAAGAACTCCCAACTCTAGAGCAACACATCTATCAATGTGTTAATCATGAAGTTTATGATAATGATATTTTCAATAAGTACTCAAAAGAAGAGATTGATAGGGCCGATTCATATATTGATCATGACCGTGACTATCTGTTCACTTATGCAGGTCTACGTCAAGTCGTTGATAAGTACCTCGTGCAAGATAGAAGCGGTGGTGGAGTATATGAAACTCCACAATTTATGTACATGATGATTGCTCTGACTATTTTTGCAGAGTATCCAAAAGAAACTAGAATGTCCTATGTTCGGAGATACTATGACGCAATCTCAAAACACAAAATCAACATCCCTACCCCCATCATGGCGGGAGTGCGAACGCCACTTAGACAATTTGCTAGTTGTGTTCTTGTTGATGTTGATGACACCCTCGATTCTATCTTTAGCAGTGATATGGCTATTGGTAGATACGTTGCACAGAGGGCGGGAATCGGCATCAACGCTGGTAGGATCCGTGGCATCAACAGCAAAATCAGAGGTGGAGAAGTTCAACACACGGGTGTTGTACCATTTCTCAAAAAGTTTGAAGCAACTGTCAGATGTTGCACGCAAAATGGCATACGAGGTGGATCCGCGACAGTCCACTTCCCCATCTGGCACCAAGAAATAGAAGATATTCTTGTTCTTAAAAACAATAAGGGTACGGAGGATAATCGTGTTCGCAAACTTGATTACAGTATTCAAATCAGTAAACTCTTTTATGAGAGATTCATTCAGGACGGTGAGATTACGCTTTTCTCCCCACATGATGTACCTGGACTTTATGATAACTTTGGACTGCCTGGTTTTGATGAACTCTACTGTGCATATGAAAAAGATACGACCATTAAGAAAAAAACTATTAAAGCACAAGAACTCATCCTTAATCTTCTTAAAGAACGTGCGGAAACGGGTCGGATCTATATTATGAATATTGATCATTGTAATTCTCATTCTTCATTCAAGGATAAAGTTAATATGAGCAATCTCTGTCAGGAGATTACTCTTCCCACTGATCCTATTCAACACATTGATGATAATTTAGGTGAGATTGCTCTCTGCATTCTTTCTGCAATTAATGTCGGAAAGGTAAAGTCTGACGAAGAACTTGAAGAACTTTGTGATCTTTCTGTTCGTGGTTTAGATGAGTTGATTGACTATCAAAAGTACCCCGTAGAGGCGGCAGAAATCGCCACTAAGGCGCGTCGTTCTCTTGGTATAGGGTTTATTGGTCTTGCACACTATTTGGCAAAACTTGGATTCGATTATGATTCTCAGGAAGCATGGGATGCTGTTCATGGTTTGTCAGAATCTTTCCAGTATTATCTTCTGAAGGCATCCAACCAACTTGCTAAAGAAAAAGGATACTGTGAATATTTTGGACGCACCAAGTATGCAGATGGCATTCTCCCAATCGACACTTATAAAAAAGATGTAGACGAAATTTCATCAGTTTCATATCAACATGATTGGGAAGAACTTAGAGCATCCATCCTGGAACACGGTCTCAGGCACTCAACACTGTCCGCACAGATGCCATCGGAGAGCAGTTCCGTTGTGTCAAACGCAACAAATGGAATCGAACCACCTCGCGGATTCTTGTCCGTTAAGAAAAGTAAAAAGGGACCACTCAAACAAATTGTTCCACAATATCATGCTCTTAAGAACAACTATACGCTTCTTTGGGATATGGAGTCCAATCGTGGTTATATTAATGTTGTTGCTGTGATGCAAAAATTCTTTGATCAGGCAATTTCTGGAAACTGGAGTTACAATCCAGAAAACTATGATGATAATGAGGTTCCTGTTTCTGTAATGGCAAATGACTTTTTGACTACATACAAGTACGGGTGGAAAACTTCTTACTATCAAAACACTTATGATATTAAGACTGATGAGGTAGTAGAAGAGAAACCCAATCTTCAAGATTTGCTAAGTGAGTTAAGTTCAGTAGAGGAGGGAGAGTGTGAATCCTGTGCAGTTTAAAATTTCTTCAACAGAAGAACCTCAAACAAATATTAAAGGAATGACTGTTTTTAATACTGAAAAAGTGGATACTAAAAAGCAACCAATGTTTTTTGGTAAACCTTTAGGAGTTCAAAGATATGATTCATACAAATATCCTATTTTTGATAAACTAACCACTCAGCAACTTGGATACTTCTGGAGACCTGAAGAGGTTTCTCTCCAGAAGGATCGTGGAGACTATCAAACACTTCGTCCAGAGCAAAAGCATATCTATACTTCAAATTTAAAGTATCAGATCATGCTTGACTCTGTTCAGGGTCGTGGTCCTGGTATGGCATTCATTCCTTACTGCTCACTACCTGAATTGGAAGCATGTATGGAAGTATGGGGATTTATGGAAATGATCCATAGTCGTTCATACACTTATATTATTAAAAACATTTATTCAGACCCATCTGAAGTTTTTGATACTATTATTGGCGATGAGCGTATTCTGGAACGCGCTAAGACCGTTACAGAATCATATGATGATTTCATTCAATCAGCCCAAACTTATGGTACATCCAATGCTTGGATGCATAATCTTGAAGGAGTCTCATATGCAAAGGAAACAATCAATGATGTTAAACGAAAACTCTATAGAGCAGTCGCAAATGTTAATATTCTTGAGGGTATTCGCTTCTACGTTAGTTTTGCTTGTAGTTTCGCCTTTGGTGAACTCAAACTTATGGAAGGATCAGCTAAAATTATCTCTCTCATCGCAAGAGACGAAAATCAGCACCTAGCACTTACTCAGAACATTCTGAATAAGTGGAGAGATGGTGATGATCCCGAAATGCAAAAGATTATGAAGGAAGAAGAAGAGTGGACGTATAAAATGTTTGATCGTGCTGTAAATGAAGAAAAGAAGTGGGCAGATTATCTGTTCAAAGATGGAAGCATGATTGGACTGAACGATAAACTTCTTCAACAATACGTAGAATGGATCGCAAATAGAAGACTTAAAGCAATCGGACTCAAACCACAATACGATATTTCAGCAAACAATAACCCACTTCCTTGGACTCAGCACTGGATTTCTTCCAAAGGTCTTCAGGTTGCTCCCCAGGAAACTGAGGTAGAATCATATGTCGTAGGCGGCATTAAACAAGATGTTACCAAAAATACTTTCTCAGGATTCAAACTATGATGAATGGTGCGAACAGGAAATCCTGAACGCATATAGAGAAGCAGCAGAGTGTGATGAGTTTATGTTTGGAGACTATGACTATTGTAAAGAATGGTTAGGTGTAAATGACTAATCACACATAGATAGAGGAGTTCACACTCCTCTTTTTTATGCCTAAGAATCAACTGCAAAAAGATGAATTGAAAGTTCGTGTTTTAAAATTAAAAGATAAATTGCACAAAGATCACATCAGACCAGAAATGGATATGAAAGGACTTGCTCATAAATATCTTAACGAAGTCCTTGATATAATTGATGAGTACAGATATTGACTATGATAATCCTTGGATCTACAATGGAAATCCTTTTACAAGTGAGGATATTGAAGACCATTATGGATTTGTTTATTTGATAGAAAACAAAATAAATGGTAAGAGATATATTGGTAGAAAATATTTGTGGCAGTTCAGAACGCCAAAAGGTAAGAAAAGAAAAGTAAAATCTGAATCTAATTGGAAAGAATACTATGGGTCTTGTCCGGAACTTAAAGAAGACATTGACAAATTTGGCAGAGAAAATTTTAGTCGAACTATCTTATCATTACATAAAACAAAGGGCAAAACAAACTTTGAGGAGACCAGACAATTATTTGTCAATGGAGTACTCACAGAAGCACTTGACACAGGAGGACCTGCATTCTACAATAGCAACATCCTCAACAGGTATTTCCGAAAAGATTACTATGGAAACTCAGATTGAAAGTGAACCTGTAGCGTTTGTTCGTGAATGGGCAATCAATAAAATTGAATTACTTCATGATGCAGATCGTCATAAAAATGCTCAGGCACTTCTCGCAGAATTTGATGAGTGGATTAACATTCCTGATGGTGTCGATCAACTTGATTATCTTTGTTTAGAGGATCAAGATTGGACAGATGATCAGGAGATTGATGTTCGGTAAACCAACATTTGACAAATTCTAAATAAAAACTTATAATGCTCATACCCACCTAAATGGTGGGTTTTTCGTTATTAGTCCTTGAGTGACAATTAGAGCCGTGGAGATTGCCTCTTGAAAGAGAGGTCTACCCCTTTCTCTATACGGATGTAGAGTTCTATTAATTTTAATGCAAAATTTCTTTACAGTAGCCATGCCTCTTCTGGCAGCGGTTACAACCAGTACGGCATCACTGCCTTTCTCTAGTTATAAACTGCAAGGTCCACCTCCTCCAGTGGAGACGAAACCTTATTCAATCATTAAAGAGTTTGAACCTGAGAAGACAGCAATCCTAGAGGTTGCACCAGCACCAAAGCCAAAAGAGAAAAGGCTAATTTGTAAAGGGTGTAATGAACATGAGAATGCTGCCCTGGATTATTTCCAGGATCGTGGTATTAAAGACAGAAACGCCCTTGCTACCATCATGGGCAATATTAAGCAGGAATCTATGTTCGTGCCTAATATTTGCGAAGGTGGTAGTAGGACTAGTTGGAACCGCTGTTATGGTGGTTACGGACTAATCCAATGGACATCTGCCAACAGATATTATGGATTGGGTGATTTTGCTAAGAAGTATGGTGGTTCGCCATCATCACTTCATACGCAACTTCGTTATCTAACGACTGAGGTTCAATGGCAACGAATTGAAGACAGGATGAAAACTCCTGGTAAGTCTATCAATCGTTACATGAACTATGCGTATAGTTGGATTGGTTGGGGCATTCATGGTGCCCGCACTTCGTATGCTCATGAGTATGCTTCCAAACTGATCACGGTAGAAGTTTGATACAATAAAATATAGAATATAAAACTGAATAATAAATAGAGGAGAGCGGTTGCTACTCCTCTTTTTTTATGTTCAATTTTAATTTCGGAAAGAAGAAACCCGATAAGAAGCAGATAATCTTTATAAGCCTCATACTCAGTGGTATCGTAGCAACCCTCTCCCAATGCACAGGAGCGTCCCAGGAGCGTCTCTGGGACCTCCTGGACGAGGTTCAGAGGACTCTGTTCCCAGGCACCGTAATCAACGATGTGCTGCTTCAGGACCCTGCTGTGGTGGGTAGGAGAGTTGAGAGGGATGTGGATAAAGCGATTCGTGACTATGAACGCTTGACAAGAGACTCAGATCCACCTAGAGTACCTTTGCCACGGTTGATCGAGAAAGCTCCAGATAACTCTGAAGCTCAAAAATTATTAGGAGGTGAAATGAGGTTATGTGCTCCATGGGTTGACACCTGCCCTAAGGAGTGATACAATATACAGGTAAACAAATGACTCAGTAGCTCAGTTGGATAGAGCATCTGCCTTCTAAGCAGTTGGTCGGGGGTTCAAGTCCCTCCTGAGTCGTTGCTACTTGCGCTGGAAAGATAAACCAGAATGCCGTAGCAAGATAGAGGGTAAGCCTCTGTTATATCCTTGAGGTATATTACGCTTACTCCATCTAAAATATTGGTAGATGTGCTTAACAATCATTAGCGAGAGTGGTGTAATTGGTAGCCACGTTGCTCTTAGAAAGCAATGCTGAAAAGTGTAAGGGTTCGAGTCCCTTCTCTCGCACTTGACAATCAAACTTAAATAGTTTATGATTGTCTCACAAGCGGAGTTAGTTCAGCGGTAGAACGCTATCCTTCCAAGTTAGATGTCGTCGGTTCGATTCCGATACTCCGCTCTTGGTAGTCGCTATGCAGACAGCATAGAAAGACGCCAAAGGAAGTTAAGTCAAAGAATCAAGACAAGCAGACAATGCCCTCGTAACTGGTGTAAGTCCAGTAACTTCCTCTATTCCACAATGGCGCAGCGGTAGCGCAGATGACTGTTAATCATTTGGTCCCTGGTTCGAATCCAGGTTGTGGAGTTGGATGGACTTCGGTTCTTCCATACGAGTCGGGACCATCATATCCGACTCACCACGGGCGATTAACTCAGCGGTCAGAGTGTCTGCTTTACACGCAGAAAGTCCACGGTTCAAATCCGTGATTGCCCACTTGATAAATAAAAATAAAAAGAGTATAATGGAAAAACTTTATAAACTACTAAGTGATGCACAGTCATCGCTTTTTGTTTTATTCCATAAAACTTGGGCATTTCACTGGAATGTTGTAGGTGAAGACTTCACTCAACTCCATCAACTTTTTGGTGGTCAGTATGAAACTATGTTTGAAGAGATTGATCGTCTCTCAGAACATATGCGCTATTTGAATGTAAAACCTCTCAGTTCTCTCTCAAGAATGCTTGAGGTAACTCAAATTAAAGAAGCAGCAAGTTCAACTGGAGCAAAAGAAATGCTTCAAGAACTTCTTGAGAATAACACCAAGTTTTGTGATTTAATGACAGAGATTTCGGAAGAGTCTGAAAATCAGAAGTCATATGCTACAGCAAATTTAGTTCAAGATTTGATGGAATCTCACGGTAAGTTTGTTTGGCAGTTGAGAGCACAC